ATGGTAGAAGAGCAAGAGAGCTTGTAAATGAATTGGTAAACGGATTTAGAGTATATCCAAACCCAGTTCAAGATGTTTTAAACATAGATTATTTCCAAACAAATTGGGGATATTTAACATACGAAATCTACGATTATATGGGTAAAAACTTTTATTCAGAAAAAGAGTTCGTAAATCAAAATCAAGTAGTTACAAAATCAATCAATGTTAGTGATTTAAAGACAGGTTTTTACTTTGTAAGATTAACCACTAACGAAAAGCAAAAAGTTTACAAAATATTTAAATTCTAAAAAAGGAGAAAAAAATGGCAGAAGAGACAGAAAATGATGGTAGTTGGGGTGGATTAAAAAAGACCATCGTTGGAACACTCGCCACTGTAGTTACGGGTGGTGGTGTTTGGATTTCCACAACCTTATTTGGTGGTGGTGGAAACGATAGTGATGAAACCAAAACGGAACAAACTGCACCCGCTGCAGCACCTGTTATCAATCTTAACTTGGAAAACAACAACCAAAGTAACGCATCCGCAGGTGGTGGTGGAACTACTGTAATCAGAGAAAAAGAAACTATCAGAGAGGTAGCACCAGCTCAATCAAATCCAGCTCCAGCAGCTGCAGCACCTGTTGAAGAAAAGAAAGAAACACCTGCTGAAAGAATGAAAAGGTTGAGAGCAAAACAAGCAGAACAAGAGGGTGAAGAATGAGAGAAATAGTTTTAATTCCAATTGTAAGCTGCTTATTATTATTGGGTGGGTGTAAATCATCTATTTCAACTACACAATATCAGGCAGATTTTGAAAAGACAGATAGAACTTTAGAATCTATCTCTACCTACACAGGTAAGAAGCAAACGCTTCAACTTTCAAAATTAAATGTAAACAAAGAACTTTGGGAAACATTTCCCGAATTGAGAGAGAAAAGACTTGGCTTAGGTGTATCTAATCGTATTATAGAAAACCTACTATATACTAATCGTTTTGAATTTACTGAAGAAAAGGATGCTGTTGTAAACCAAATGTTGGATGCGTGGGAAAAGAAGATTGATGGTTTAGATGATGGTAAGACAAAACTTAAAATGCAAGGTATTCGTTTACCAAAATATATCGTTTATGCAGAGATTTATGATTTTTCGGTTTCATACGCAGAAAACTACGATAAAGGTAAATTAAAGAAAACCAACACAACTATTATGGGTATTCAAATTCGTTTAGTAAATGTAGAAAACTCACAATTTATAGTTGCTTCCGGACAAGGACAATCTACTCAATTTGGTGAGGGTTACTTTAAAAACCCTACAATGGGATTCGACCAATCAACCGTTGGTATTGCTACTCAAAAGGCTTTGGAGGTTGCGACAATGAACCTCGTAAAGCGTCTTGAGCAAAATGGTTGGTAAAAACTTACTACTTACAACTATCTTAATTATAGGTGGAGCTTTGAGTGTAAACGCTCAGAGTTTCACCTATTACTATATTAATCCTTGTAATGGCAGAACCGAATCGGTTCAATTACAAACCCAATCATCTCAAGTAACAATGTTTTATGCTGGGCAATACCGCATATTTACTTATACTGAATTAGAACAAGGAGCATATGAACAATGGGTTCAATCCATCAGAGATGCTTTACCACCAGGTTCTAACCCTTGTGCAACAGAAGGGGCAGAAGCATCAAATAATGTTTCAAATTTTATAGGTAGTGTAACTGCTAATGGTGTTGCTAATATTTCATCAGTAGTCTCTATGGCTAGCTCTATTGGCAGTTCTGTTGGAAATATACCTACACCCCCACCAACACCAAGAAATGATAATGGAAGTAATAACAATGGTAATAACAACAACTCATCATCCGAAGGAGGTGGGGGAGAAGGTGGTGGTGAAATAACAACACAAGGAGAACAAAACCAACAAACCGCAAGTGGTGGTGAAAGTGAAAGTAGTGGTGATGATGGTGGAGGCGGTAGTGGAGGTGGAGGTGGAAAAAGTAAATCATCTGCTAAAGCATCAACTGGTGCTTTAATCGCTACGGGGGATATTGTAATAATCAGAAACGATTCAAATATTACAAAGAGTGGGAATGATAATTTTAGATTTAATACATCCTTAACCCATGTCAATACCTCACAAACTTTTATTAAAGGTATAAACATAAATTACCAAACAGGGCAAAACATACTAAACCTATCAGGCTATGGTTCTTTGAAGTATAAAGGGTATATGGGTATATTTTCCACATCGTATATGAGTAACTTTAAAGATAATTGGTTTTTAACAGCTTCCTTGCTCAATGCACAAAAAATAGATAAGATAACACTTATGGGTGGAACAACCTTTACATTGGGTGAAATTAGTAAAAATACTTTTAAAAATTGGTCTTTAATCGGTGGTGGATTTACAAACTTTAAAGGTGGTAAATCTATTGGTGTTAATTTTCTTGGATTAGCTGTGTATTCTCCCTATATTTATTTCTATGCGGGGCAGTGGTATAAAAGCGGATTTTTATTTATACCAATGGTAAACACCGATTTGAAAGTAACTGATAAGTTTAAATGGACTTTGAGTTTTTCAGGTGTTTATCAACTGAACCAAACATTTTTGAATTGGCAATTATTGACAGGAACTAAAATAATGTTATGATGAAAAAGTTAATATTACTATTACTACTACCACTTTCGGTATTTGGGCAGATGACTTATACCCAATCCTCAACAACTTATTCTTATGAGTCAACCACAGGAACTGCTCTAACATTGGGGGATGACCAAACCATAACCAATTTACCTATTGGTTTTACTTTTAATTATTGGGGAACTGATTTTACAACAGTCAATATTTGCTCAAATGGATGGATATCATTTACCAATACGGGTGGTAATATTGTGGGGGGTTCTCCAAACAATGTAGTAGCTAATGGTATTCATGCAAATGCTATGGATTTGTTTCCAATAACAGGTTATTTTGTAAGATACCAAACTATTGGTTCATCACCAAACCGAAAATTTGTTGTAAGTTATCATATAGGGTATTATAGTTGTAATTCCAATACAACCCTTTTTACTGATTTTCAAATCGTATTATCTGAAACCACAAATTTAATTCAAATAAATATTAGTTCGCATCCCGGCTGTTCTTCGGGAGCATCGCTTCAAGGAGTTTCAAATAACAACAATTCACTAATAGTAACAACAACTGGTAGAAATGGGGTTAATTGGAGTCCGACAACAAATTCATCAATTATATTTACACAATACACACCCTTCACACATTCAGGTATTATACTAACTGAAAATGATGTGTCCGTTCCAAATATACTTACAAAAATTTTTAAAAGAAGTTCTACATTAGGATTATCAAACACAATGAATGTTAAAATATTTTCAACACATGGTGGTAATGGAAATACTTCTCAATACATTGCTCACCCAACAGTTACTGCTGATTTTGATAAACTATTTAATACATCATTTTCTAACACTCAACTCAGATGGAATTCAACATTACCCACAACCGCTTGTTTGAATTTTACAACATTTACAACTCTTACTGGTGCAGGTGCTACTGTACCCAATAATGGTGATTTCTATTCAGTTGAAGTTACGGGAACATTTATACCCGCAGTAACTGGGACTTATTCTTTTGGAGTAAATTCAGATGATGGAAGTGATTTATTTATTGGTGGAACTTTTGTTGTTAGTTACTATGGTGGACATGGGATGAGTGGGCCGATATATGGTAATATAAATTTGGTAGCGGGAACACAATATACCTTCAGAGCAAGGATGCAAGAATTTGGTGGGGGCGATGGATTAGCAGTTGTATGGAAAAGACCAGGACAATCCACCTACTCTTTACAAACATCAGAATTGGGGGTATTAACACCTACATTTACTCCTTGGACACAACAAACCACATCCACAACAAATGCACAAGGACAGTATTCTTTTTCACAACCTATAGCAAATGGAGATGAGTGGTATATTGAAGTTGTAATTCCAACAACAACCTCAAACTTATCTTCTGCTGATTTTATAGGAGTTGATGATATCGTATTACAAAAAACACCAATCAAGTCTTATCACTACCACAAATACGAATTGAATGGTGATAATAATATTACGATTGGTGATATAAACACATTAATTAAAAGAGTAAACGGAACACCCTATACTAAAAGAACCTTACTATTCACAAACTCACAATGGACAACTTTAACCACCGGCACAACTGATTTAAGAAGTTCAATACCCGGCGTTCAATCTACCTATACTTTTACTCCTTTGAATGGAGGAACAACTAATCTATATTTATTATCACCAGGATTTACAAATCAATCAACTTTAACTTATTAAAAGGAGAAAACAATGAACACAATAGTATGTTATTTTATTTCAAGCGTTATCACACTTGCTCATATGAATGGGGTGCCCGATACAAAACTAACTTATGGTGCAAAACAAATCGTTACTGAATTGGTAAACGATAAGTACGCACTTTGCGATGATGGTAGGCCAATAACTGTAGAAATCTTATCAATTGAAGCACCAACAAAAGGTATTAGAGTAGGCCCATTTGAATTCAAACAAAAGAAAACTATTGTAAAAACAAAAATAACAATGGATGGTAAGGAGTATTTTGGGGAAGGTTCAAACAAAACATCAGTATCTTCTACAATTTTACAATTACAGGATGAAAATCTACCATTTGAAAGAACCGAATTTAGTTCTGCTTTAAGAAAATCATTAGAATCATCATTTAAAAAATAAAAAAAGGAGTAAATATGGAATTATTAGTTATATTAGTTGCTGGTTTTTTGTTTATGTTCTTCAATGAACTTGAAGATGAGTGTATTTCAAATAATTGGAAAGGTAAGTATGAAAAGTGGAATACAAAAAACTCTTGGAAGGGCAAGTGGAAATTAGATAAAGATGGCAACCCAATGCCATATGAAAAAAAATGGTATCATTTTGGAGTTCCAATGCCTAAAGCAGAAAGATATCCTTATGGTTCAACCCTATTTGTAGGGTTTAGTGATGCAGAACACTTTTTTCAAATGATGAAAGTTCTTTCTGTGTGTTTTGGGTTTGCTGTTTATGGGTTTTGGCCGGCAGCCTGTTTTTTTGTAGGACATATTTTATTAGGTGTAGCAAAAGAAACTGTTTTTAAATCTTTTTTAAGATAAAAACGATATTTATATAAGTAACAAAACGAAAGGGTATTTATGGACATTAACAAATTAAAAGGGCATATTCCTGATGGGGTGCTAGCACAAATTCCATCTGTTATGACCACATTCAAAATTGACACACCACTTAGATTATCACACTTTTTAGCCCAATGTGGACACGAAAGTGCTGGTTTCAAAGCCGTTCAAGAAAATCTAAACTATGGAGCTAAAGGTTTATTGGGTATTTTTAAAAAATATTTCCCAACCGAAGCTAAAGCTTTACAATACGAAAGAAAGCCTGAAAAAATTGCTAACTTAGTATATGGTGGTAGAATGGGAAATGGTGATGAAGCATCAGGTGACGGATATAAGTTTAGAGGTAGAGGTTACATCCAACTAACAGGAAAAAGTAATTATACTGCTTTTGGTAAAGCAATTAACGAAGATATAGCTGCTAACCCAGATTTAGTAGCAACAAAGTATCCATTATTATCAGCTGCTTGGTTTTGGTCAAGCAATGGATTAAACACTATCGCTGATAAAGGTGCGGATGATGCAAGTGTAACATCTGCTACAAAGAGGGTGAATGGTGGAACAATTGGTCTTGCTGATAGAATTAAACACTTTAAAGAGTATTACGCATTACTTAAATAAAAAATGAAATTTCCAATATCATTTGAAGATTTTATAAAAGACCCCATCAAAGCCATTATGTTTTTGGTTTTGGTGGGGATCGTTTTTCTTTATATTGATAATAGAATGGTTTATAAAGAACAAATAGAAACTCAGAAAGTTAGAATTAATAAATTAGAGCAGGATGTTGAAAAATTACAACAAACTGTGGTTAAATTAGTAGAAGAATGCGATTAGAAAAGATTTACATATTATTAATTGCCTTTGTTGGCGGGGTGGCTGGATATAATTTAGGATATAGAGTTGCTGAAAGTGATTTTGTAGCTACAGAATCCGCTTTGCTAGATAAAATATCTTCGTTGGAATGGGAGGTTGAAAATATCTATGAAGAAAAAGAAAAAATAATTGAGGAAGAATTTATCAGACAGAGTGATTCAGTACACACCCCCACAAAAAAAATAAAATACAAAAAAGCTCAAAAAGCAAAAACAAAAGTTGATTCTTTAGAATTTGTTGTTGAAAAAAAGATTGAAATGATACGTTTGAAAAAATGGAATGACAGTATAGAAGAACATTTATTAAGAACGGAAATACAAAGATTAAAGAAAGACTAATATGACAAGTAAATTACAAATACTTACTAATCCGTTGATATTAACAATAACATCCATATCCGGCTTATGTGCTTTTATATGTAGTTATTTTCTTAATCTATATATGAACAATCAAGACCAATATACCGCAGTAATTGGTGTAATGTTTTTAGATGGTATATTTGGAATAATAGCCGGTTCAAAAAAAGAGGGATTTAAAACACGCAAAGCCCTAGGTGTACTAAGAAATACTTTTGTTTGGATAATGATACTATCCGCAATACTAATGGTGGAAAAGGGTTTTAGTGGCACGGGTTGGTTGAGTGAAGTAATTGTTGTTCCATTTATGGTGTTTCAGTTAGTAAGTGCACTTAAAAACGCATCAATGGCAGGGTATATAAAGATGAGTTTGTTAAATGAGATACTTGATAAAATAGATAATCACAAAGGAATTAGAAAGGTATAATATGGGATGTGGGTGCGAACAAAATAAAAAACCTTTAAAAGAGGCTTTGGTAGTAACAAAGGATAATTTAAGAGACCAAGCCTATAATGCTATCTACAATACACCGATATCGTTTACATATCAAAACAAAGATACAGGTGGTAGAAGTAATGCATCATATCAAAAGGCGTTGAATAGAAAAGAAAAAATCGGCAAACCCGTATCTGATACTGATAAAGATAAGATGGTAAAAGAATTAATACCATTCCTTGCTTATTTATACAAAAAGCATTTGAAAGCAATAGTGAAAGAGGGTAATAATAAACCAACCATATCTAAATTTATAAAAGAAAATATTAGGATTAAAAAAAATGGCGACGTGTTCCTCAAAACTAAAGGGTGAAACTGAGCAAGAATTTAGAAAAAGATGTGGTGGATACACCTATGCTTTTCCAATAAATATCTTTCAGAAAAAAGAAGAAGAACCCCCTGCCGAAGAACCACCACCGGCAGCTGAACCCACACCACCACCACCTGCACCTGAAGGTGGTATAGAAGAAGCAAAACATACCAAAGGTGGTATATACAAAGGTAAATTAAAGATTGGTGGAGTGCCTGTACCTGTTGAGGTAGAAATGGTTGGTGTTGATAATAGAACCCGTAGTTATTTGGTAAGAGTAATCCATATTGATAAACAATATTGGAGTAAGTTACCAAAAGATGGTATAATCCCTATTCCATCTCGTATTTTTGATATACCAGGCGGTGGTTGGGCTAAACTAAAAACACCATCGGTATTTGAGAACCAGAAGTATTACGATAAGTTGAAAACGATTGAAACTATGGTAATTGAACTTTTGAAAAAAAGAATAAAAGAAGATTGGACGAATAAATACAAAAAATCCATAGATTGTAATAATCCAAAAGGATTTTCCCAAAAAGCACATTGTGCGGGGAGAAAAGCCAGACAGAGGGGTGAGGATACCAAATCAAGTCCAGTAAAATAAATTTGGATAATTAAACTTTCTTTCGTATATTTATAGGTATGAGAAAAGTTTTAAGAGTATTTGATTTGGATGATACCCTCGTAAAGACATCATCAAAAATTAAGGTAATCCATTCAGATGGCAAGGAATCCATGCTTACACCAGGTGAGTATGCTGTTTATAAAGAAAAACCTGGCGATAAGTTCGATTTTGGGGAATTCAACAAACTCCTACAAGAACCAAAACTAATTAAAAAGAATGTAGATTTACTGAAAAAGATGCTTTCAGACCCATCCAAAAAAGTAACTATATTGACTGCCAGGACTTTAGGATTTCCAATTAAGCACTTTTTTAAAACACAATTAGGTTTGGATGTGTATCCTGTTACATTGGGTAGTAATAATCCACAAGATAAAGCAGATTGGATTGAAAAGCATATAGAAAAAGGATATACTGATATTGCTTTTATGGATGATTCACCATCAAACATTCAGGCGGTAAATAAACTTAAATCAAAATACCCAAATGTAAATCTTAAAACAAAATTGGTTGTAGACCATTTTGCTCCTGAGAAAAAAGTTCGTATATTTGAATCATTGGTTCAATCAAAATTTAACGATTTATTAAAAGTTTTTTAATATATATAGTATGGTAAACGAATACGAAAAAAAGGCAATGGATGATACTTTGGAGATAGTCCTAAGTAGGAAGCGTGGAATTGCGGATTATAAAAAACTTGTAATCCCACATTTAGTTGATTTTTATCTAAAGCACGAAGAATACGAAAAACTCCAACAGTTGAAAAACTTTACCGACAGGATGGAGAAACTAAATGAAAATAAAAGTAAAAAAGCTAAAGTATGAGGTAGATTCCGGCGGAACTGGCCAAACCCATATTATTTATGTATTGGACAGGTCTAATCGTCCAATATTAGCGGAGTTATGTAACGAAAACGAAATACCAATTTACCTAAACAAATATCAGAAAAAATTTGATATACCCAATGGCAAAATTATATATTCATAATGATGATATCCATTCGTTCAATGATGTCATTCTAATACTATCAAATATGTTTGATTACCCACTAAATCAATGCGCAAGTATTGCTCACATAATTCATACAACCGGTGATTGTTGTATAAAGGAGGGTAATTATGATGAATTGTTTAACTATCAAAATAAACTAAACTATTTAAGGTTTGAAACGGAGATAAAAAATGAGCGTAGAAAAAGAGCAAAAAAGTAAGGGTTTGGGAGATACCATTGCAAAGGTAACATCAGCAACCAAATTAGATAAGTTGGCTGAAAAAATAGCCCATATTGCAGGACACGAAGATTGTGGGTGTTCTAAAAGACAAGAAACCCTAAATAAGTTGTTTCCATACAAATAACCCAACTGTCCAATAAATTGGACACTTTTAGGTAAAAATGTGGATAACTTTTTGAAAAAAGGCTTGGAAATATAGGTTTTCTGTTGTATATTTACTATGTAATGATTGATAAACTAACCCCCCAAATTGTGAAAAAGGCCACTTTTAAGGTTATTTTCCCCACGAACTATGAGTTCGCTAATCCCAATAGTAAGGTTGAAACCTCCTATGAGATTGAGTATTCCACCCCTTTAGAGTTAAAGAAACTCTATCAGGAAGCCCGCCAGGTGTGGTCTGAATACTTTGTAGAGGCTTATACGGATACTTTTGTGATGTCGGATTCCCACACCTATCAGGAAGAAATCCAAAAACAACTGATGGCCGCTGAATGGTAATTTAAGATTTAACCTAAATTTAATATTGAAAGTTTGTAAATATAGGTTTTCTGTTGTATATTTACTATATAATGATTGATAAGTATTCCCCAATTACTATGAAAAACGAAAATGTTCGCCGATTTGTTCACCTCCAAGAGAAGGCTAATCTTATGATTGAGACCTATGGTAGGTGTTCTGATGATATTGCTAACGAATTAGAAGAATTGGGAGATAAACTCTCCCCCGAAGAAATTAAGGAAACTTTACGAATTTGGCAGGAAATGCATACCCTGCCTTATGGTGATGATGATTTTTAAATAAAAAACAAAAAAAACAATATGAAAAAACTAATCGCAATTTTGATGCTTGCTGTAACAGTTATGGCTTGCTCAAACAACCAAACCACCACAACCGAAACTACAGGTGAGCCGGTAGATTCAACTCTTTTCCAAAATACTGTGGAATTGGGTGGTGGTGTTGATACTACTGCTGTAGCACAGTAATCAACTAAGTCAGGTGGCGGTATTGGTTATGGCCCGCTCAGAAATGAGAAAGCACAGGTTCGAATCCTGTCCTGACTACACGTTCCGAAACAAGACAACGGATAGTGTGCTCTACACGATGAGAAACGGAGTGATGTCCGTATGAGACTGCTGATAGGACAAGGTTCTATTTAGATTGACTATCTACTGAAAGAGGGAATAAATAGTAACCCAAATAGTCTATTCCTAACTCAAGAAATTGAGGACAGCCACAACACCTGTAAGTTGGATAAATTAGGGTGTTACTTAGTCAGGTGGCGGAATTGGTAGACGCACACAAGATGGGGAAGGCATAATAATTGCGAAAAGTCAGTACCCTACAACTTGTTATAGAATTACAGGTTCGAATCCTGTCCTGACTACTAAAGATTAATGATATGAGTTTAGATTGGAAACAAGTTTATATTGAAATGGGTTCTCGTGATAAAAAAACAAAGAAACTCAAATATTACAATGTTACATCTTTTAATCACAAACGATTTACCTGCAATTGTCCTGCGTATGAGTTTGGTAGGGGTTCGGAGTGTAAACATATTAAAAATTTAAAAAGAAAATTATCTATTGTGTAGTGTTAGTTGTTGTTTAAAAATAAAAAGAAAGGAAAATTATTATGGAAATTATTTATTTCGCGTTAGGGTTGGTTATAGCTTTGGTGGTTGCTGAGGTTTTGGCCTGGTTTAGCGTAATTAAAGTGTTTAATCGTTATTCTAAAAATATAACCGATATTCAGATAAAAAATGAAGAACTTATTCGCTCTTCAAAAGAAGAATTACAACTCCTAAATCTTAGGGTTGATAATTTAGAAAATCAAATCTATAGAGATATAGATGAGGTTCACACTAGAATAGGTTCAGAAGCCGAAAGGATTGAGAGAGGAATTGATTTTCGTATAGATAAAACCTCTAAAGATATAGATGAGGTTCACACTAGGATAAGTTCGGAAATTGAAAGGATTGAGAGAGGAATTGATTCTCGTATGGATAAATTTGATTTAAAATTAAAAAAAGATTTACTTAAAGGATAAAATTAACTAACAACAACTACACCGCACAATAGATATTTTTATATGGCAAATACAGTATTTAATTACATCACTATCAACAACGCTGATGGGAATGTAGTAGAAAAAATTAAAGAAATTTTCAAATCCACTAATGAAGACCCATTTGAAACAACATTCACAGTTGAATTGGTAAATGCTCTTTTTGATAATATATGGCCTAATGGTAATGATGATTATGATAGAAGTTGGGTAGAAAACAAATGTGGAGCAAAGTGGTTTAATGGGTATGTGAGTGATTATGGTGATGATGGAACTATTACGATAAATATAGATTCCGCATGGGACCCCATTTTTGGTTGGGTTGAAAAATTAGCAGAGGTATTATCTAATATCAAATCCGATGTTTGGATTCAAAACAAATTTGAAGATGAAGGTTACAACTTTGCCGGAGTTCATTTAATAGCAAAAGATTATTCTTCAGATGAATATATTGAAATGGAAGATTGGGATGTAGATAAATTTTTTGAGGGTGGTGAAGAATATAATTTATATTGTGATAAACTGTCAAATATGATGGATGAAGAAGTTGATGCATATTTTGAATATTTAAAAAGTATAGAAAATGAGTAAGACAATTTTTTGTGATATTGATGGAACGCTTGTATATCAGGTTCCATTTGAAGAAATCAACCTGACAACAAGTATGGCTTTGCCGGGAGTTGTAAAAAAAATGAATGAGTGGTATAATTCCGGTTATTATATTGTATTGACAACCGCTAGACCCGAAGAATACGAACTTATTACTAAACAAGAAATGATGAATTTGGATATTCCATACCACCAATTGGTAATGGGTATTGGTAGGAGTGAGAGGGTATTAATTAATAATAAAAGTGTAAAAAACCCAACCGAAAAAAGGGCAACTGCTATTGAGGTTGAAAAAAATGGTGGGTTTAATGATATTGATATTTAATTTATATGGAACTACCCAATGTAAAAAATGTAAATAAGGGAAAAAAGCGTTTAAAGAAACACCATTTCAAACCAAAGGATATGGTGGCATATAAATGGTATGCTGAAAAAGAGGTTGGGTATATTATGGAGTGTTATCACTCATCCGATGGGTGGGCCTGTTATAAAATCAAATCAGCGAGCAAACCTGGATGTATTTATTCCGATATGCAGTTGGATGACCCAGAAGACCCATATTGTTACATATCATCCGTTTTGACGAAATCAATGACGGGTGGTGAAAAGGAGTTAGTAAAAAAAAGAATTGAATGGAGTGAATCCAAAAATTTACCTAATAATAAACCGATTGTTGAGAAAAAAGCAGAAAAGGTTGTTGTTGATAAGAATGAACTAAAAAGGGCTATTGAAAAACAAAAAGATTTTATTAACGGAAAATTTTGGTAATTTAAAAATTATTTTGTATATTTATCAAAAAAACAAAAGGAGTTATGATGAACTATAAACCAATGAATGATTATGTGCTTGTCTTAGTAAACAAACACGATGAAAAAACGCAGGGTGGATTGTATAAACCTGAAACTGCAAGAGAAACAATGAGTGGAAAGGTTGTTGCAGTTGGCGATGGATTATTTACTCAACAGGGGGTAAAGATACGTATGAAACTAAAAGTAGATGATGAAGTTCTTTTAGATGGAACAGGCACTCAAATCAAAATTGATGGAGTAAAATACAATCTATATCGTGAAAGTGAAATTTTGATGGTAAAACTATCAGATAATTAATATTATTGTTTCATATGTTGGGGTCTCAAAAGGGAACGGTTTTACAAAATGGTTATGTGTTAGGAAAGGGGAGAGAACCTCTTGGACTGACAGAAAATCAGATTAGGTATGCTATGAAAAATACCACATCTAATCGTCAAGCCGCTCTCTTTTTGAGAATTTCTTTTAATGGATACAAAAAATATGCATTACAATATATTGATTCCGAAACAGGCTTATCTTTGTGGGAATTACAAAAGTTAAATAGAAATCAAACTCCACGAAAACCAAGAAAGAAAACAAAAGCCCATAAACTTATAAACGATATTTTTGAGGGTAAGTATCCAGAGTATTCAATCCGGTCTTTAAAAACAAGATTATCAAAGATTGGACATACTTTAGACCCACCATTTGAATATTGTTGTCATGTTTGTGGGTATAACGAAAGAAGGTTGAGTGATGGTAATATACCTTTGATATTAGACCATTTAGATGATGATTGGAAAAATCATCGTAGGGAAAATCTTAGGTTTATCTGCTTTAATTGCTACCACAACAACAGGGGTAACATTAGGGGAACTCAACCACAATTCAGAATAGAAAGATTAAAACAGCATATCCTAAACAAAATAATGAACGAAGTAAACCAAAAAACAAAAGGAGAATAAAGTTATGAAAGGAAAACAAATCTTTCACGGTAAAGAATCCCGTGAAAAACTACTTAAAGGAGTAAACGAACTAGCGGATGCAGTAAAAGTTACATTAGGACCTAAGGGCCGGAATGTAATCATTCAGCGAGATGGAACACAACATATCACCAAAGACGGTGTTACGGTTGCCAAATCGGTGGAGTTTTCTGATAATACTATTAATATTGGTGCGCAAGTAATCAAAGAAGCAGCACAACAAACTGCTGATAAAGCTGGTGATGGAACTACCACATCCACCGTACTTGCTCAATACATCTTTAATGAGGGTATGAGTGAGATTGAAAGGAGTGGAGCAAACCCAATTCATTTAAGAAGGGGGATGGCAGATGCTGCTGATAATATCATTAATAATCTATCTAAAATCTCTATTAAGTTGGAAGATAATGATAAGATTGAAAGTGTTGCAGCAATATCCGCAAATAACGACACCAAAATTGGTTCTATGATTGCTGATGCGGTAAAAGAAGTTGGTAGGGATGGTGTAATAACGGTAGAAGAGGGAAATCAATCAGATGATGAACTAATTGTTGTAGAGGGATTACTATTTGATAAGGGGTATTTATCCCACTATTTTATGAATAATCGCCAAAAGTTGAACTGCACATTGGAATCACCAAAGGTTCTTTTGTTTGATGGTAAAATTAATAAGATGGATGATATTCTTCATCTATTGGAAAATGTATCCGCAAAAAATGAATCCATTGCTATCATAGCACACGAAGTTGAAGCAGAAGCATTGGCTACGATGGTTGTGAATGCTGCAAGAGGAACACTAAAGTGTTTGGCGGTTAAAGCACCGGGGTTTGGAACTGAAAGAACCGAAATCTTACAGGACATGGCGGCTCTTTGTGGAACTACTGTGTTTGGTGGTGTGAATGGTGATTTAGAAGATGTAACCATTGAAAATTTGGGTAATTGTGATAAAATAGTATCCGATAAGCAGGAAACTGTAATCATTGGTGGTAAAGGTTCTCAAGAAGAAATCAATCAACGAATTGAAGATGTGAAAACCGAAATCAGTAAATCTAATTCCGATTGGGAAAAGGAAAAATTACACAAACGATTATCCAAACTATCAGGCGGTGTTGCTGTAATTAGAGTTGGAGCACAGTCCGAAGTGGAAATGAAAGAAAAGAAAGACCTGTTTGATGATGCTATCCTTGCTACGAAAGCAGCAATGGAGGAAGGTATTGTAGCAGGTGGTGGTGCAGCATTGATTCATTCGGCAAAAGGGTTGAATCGGGATGGAAAATCGGATTATGATATTGGGTATAATATTGTAGTGAACGCGTGTTCATCTCCAATGGAAGCAATCCTACAAAATTCAGGATGTGAACCACTACCAATCATTGATAGTGTTAAAACCGCCGAATCAAATACTTATGGGTATAATGTAATGGAAGATTCATATACTGATATGGTTGAAAATGGTGTAATTGACCCTACAAAGGTTGTAAGGACTGCATTGGAAAAAGCAGTTTCAGTTGCTGGGACTCTATTGACAACCGAATGTATGATTGTCAATGAACCTGAAGAAAAGCGTGAACCGAAAACTGACCAAGTATAGTTTAAAGTGTAAATATATCCAAATGGAGTTAGAGGATATGCAATCAGATTTTGATTCTTATCTAAACAATTTTAACTCTTTTTTTGGGCAGTTTATGCGCGAAGATAAAAAAAATGAATCTGGGGGAGATTCAAAAGATGGTGTTACGGAGTGTTGGGTGAATGAGGAAACGGGGGAAGTTAGACCTGATGAACCCAACACATCCGAACCATCAAAACCAAAACCCCAAATTGAAAAAAAGGTTGATAGTAAGTATAAAAAGTTATTCAAAACTATATCTATAAAAGCCCATCCTGATAGAGGTGGAAGTGGTGATGATTTTTTACGATTGAAAAAGGCATACGATGGTGATAATCTTATAGAAATGGTTGAATTGGCTGTTAAATATGATATAGAGTATGAATTGGATTCCGATGATGAAATACTTATTGAAAAAAACATCAAAGGGTATGAGAGTGAAATTGATAATATAAAAAAATCTTTGGCATGGATATGGTGTACATCAACAAATCCACAAGATAAAATTAACATAATCAAAAGTGTTGAAAGACAAATAGGAAAAGAAATACCATTAGAAAAAATTAATTTGGAGAGTATATGAGTTTTGTGATTGTAAAATACATTAAGAAGAATGTTCCGGTAATTTTATTGGATGGGCATGGTGAAGTTTGGGAGTTTGAAAATGAAGAGTCGGCAGAGTATTACGCAGCTGTATTTGAAACTAATTCCGATTCGGGTTACAAATATGAAGTAAAAGCAGTTGGAAAAATTCACGAAGAACAAAATTAAACTATTTATTCATATGGACAAAATAATATCAACTATTAAAATTAAGGGTAATGATGATTTACAAGCTACATTATCATCTCTTTTTTCAAATCCTAAATCAAACGATTCCGATTGGTTGTTAAGCCAATTTTACGAATCAATTTCAGATGTAGACACTAATTGTGTTGGCAGTTGTTCTGCTGAATTGAATAGTGTATTCATTGGTGATGAATCAATGTTGGTTCTATCATCCAACAGCGAATTTCCCCATAATTTAGTAGATAGGATGTGTGAAATATTCAAAGAAATTGATGAGGATTTTGAAATAAGAGGAACATACGAACATATGGAATATATTTGCGCGGGTGCTTACTACGCAACATCTATTGGTTCAGTTTCTACTGAAAAGCAATTGAGTTCTTTGATGAGTAAAGAAGATTATGAGTCTGTTGATACGATTGAATCAAAAATCTTCTCCATTAAAGATACATTGCTAGAAGTATGTATTGAAGAATTGGATTCTCAATCCATTATGAGATATGATGGTGATTACAATTGGGATGATAATTGGAACGATGAGGTTTATGAAATAAATTCAGATGATGATGATATACCTGATTGGTTGATTGATGAGGATGACGATGAAAATAGAAAACATTATGAGGATTAATACTATGAAAAAACTAATATTATTATTATTACTACCATTATACTCTTTTGGACAAGGGAGAGATAGTGTGTATATCAAAAACCAAATCTTTGAAATGGTTTATTCGGAAGTTTTGGAGCAACCAAAATGGATTAAGTACAGGGTTCAATGTGCTGAAAATTCAGTATCTCGCAAAGGATTGGATTTCTATAAAGAAAAATCATACCATACATCCGATAATGGGGATTATGTGGCGAATGAATGGGATAAAGGGCATATGGCTCCGGCGGCAGCGTTTGGGTGTGATATAAACTTACTCAAACAAACATTCACTTACTTAAATTCGGCTCTTCAACATCAATCCTTAAATAGAGGTCCGTGGAAAGAGTTGGAAGAATCTGAAAGGGTGATGAGGCAGAAGGCAGATGATATTAATATCTATATCAGAGTAGATTTTGAACCACCACTTAAAAAAGTATCAGGTGGTGCTACTATTCCATCTGGATTTTATAAGAAGATTCATTCAACAAAGTTGGGTGTATGCGATTGTTATTATTTCAACAATACCGCACCGGCAACATCAGATGTAAGTAAATTTAAAGTTAAGTGTGAATAATTACTTTATACAATCATTGTTTTGGAATACTAAAATAGATGCAATCGTTGGTGTAACGATGAAAGTGGCTTTTACAATGAAACAAATGGGTGCTCCATTTATATATAAGCAATTTGGTATATTTGAAGAATAAGGAATGGTTAAAGTAGTTTGCGGATTACTTAGAAACGAAGATAAGGTTTTAATAGGAAAAAGATTAGATACCAACCCAAATTGGGGTGGATATTGGGAGTTTCCTGGTGGTAAGGTAGAGGATGATGGTGAAACGGAGTATGAAGCCTTAATTAGAGAGTTCAGAGAGGAATTTGGGATAGAAATACAACCATTCCACCAATTTAAATCTGCTGTGGGGGATGGTATAGAGTTAATACCCTTTATATGTGATTTTGTATCAGGAAAAGCCTCTCTTGGAGCGCATACGGAGATTAAATTCGTAGAGATACCCAACCTAAAGCAGTACACCTTTACACCTCTTACAAAGGATATTTTAACCTCTGTGGTGGGTTCTTATGGGGGGTTCTTTAGGAAAAAGAGGGTTAAATAAGAACTGTCCAATAAATTGGACACTTTTGGGTAAAAATGTGGATAAATTTAACCTAAATTTAATATAAAAGGCTTGGAAATATGGGTTTTCTGTAGTATATTTACTATGTAAGATGATTGATATGGAAACGAACCTAATGAGTTTTGAGAAGCCCCTTCGGGTATTTGTTCAATTGGTGGTAATTGGTGTGCTGGGTTATTTGACTGTGTTGTCTTATCAGTTGATATCGGTTTTTTATCTAATTACCCAATTAATCGATTATATTATTAAATAATTTTAAAATGGTAGAACTATTGAATGACTTTGGTTTTTCAACCAAAGAAGAGTATTATGAGTATATTTTGGAGAGTATCCATAATGGACAGCATAAGCAGGCCAAAAACCTTTTCAACCAATTACCCAATGATGGTATGACGGGGGAGAGGGCTCAATTTTTTTGGTGGATTGAGGATAAATTTGAGTCCGGACTTGAAAAAGTTACTCATTTGAAGGAGTACTTTAATGGTTAATTTTTCAGTCAAAAAACTTAACGATAATTTAATATACAAAATTTGGAAATGTAATACTTCTGTATTATATTTACACTATATTTATTGCTGATATATGAAAAAACTAAAATACAAAAAACGGACATCTATATCTAATTGGACTGGGGCTCAAAAAAGAGTTTTATCCGAGCGTATTTTTCGGTGGTGTAAAAACAATATGGGTATTAATGGTAGGTATAAAACGCCAATATCCCTATCTGTTATTCGAAATCAATATGAACCCCAAACTTATGGAGCATTTGACCCCGATGAAAATCAGGTTATCATTTATCACAATAGGATTCGTAGTTTAGAACGCTTGATAACCACTATCATACACGAATATCAACACTCTCTTCAGCCTGTGAAAACCTACTATGGTATATATTCGGTTGTATATGGGTATTGGAAAAATCCGTTGGAGAAAGATGCTAGGCGGGCAGAAAAGAAATATTATAAAAAAGTTTTTGATTACCTAAATAAATAATAAAAAATACTATATGAATAAATTAAACACATTTTTCTATCTAATTATAGAATTATTTTTTGCTGCATCCTCCGTATTTATGGCAGGTTTGTTCGGTTATCTGATTTATATCATAATGAAACCACTACTATCATTGATGTAAAAATGACGCAAATCAATCCCGAATATTACGATTCAGACCCGTTTAATATGAAAAAAAGTAAATTTAGGCCTTTTAAGGACACTCGCTCATTTAGTGTAAAAGCTAAAGACTTTGGACAATCTCTTCTGTTTTGGAAAGGTAGAAAGAAAGGTACGATTTATACTCGTGATTTGGAGTGGGATGATATTCGTTATATTTTCTTTCCAAGAAGATTTTCTGAAAAGTATGGTTATTTAGGTTCTGTGCCTGATTACAACAACTATGATAAAGTTATGGTCCCATTGGTTTTGGCTATGGACTATGAAGCAAAACCTTGGTGGTGTCCTCGTTGGTTTCTTAGATTCCTCCAAGTATTTGGTAATGATAGTTCTATTGTAAGGGTTCGTAACCGAAAGTTACATAATTTACATAATAGATTAACTAAAGGAATTACATTCTACGATTATAAGACAAAATGGGAGTGGTATGATTTAAGAATTTCAGTTGTGGGGCCAGAATACATTCAAGATTTGGCGGATGCTATTGAAGATCATTATTACAAAATTGGTGTAAGAGACCATACTATTAAACAAATTAAGACATTTGAGCCTGATTTTGATAAAACCTATATGACTACAAAGGATCTTGATGATTATTTAGAAACCTTATACGCTAAAGAAGAAAATAATGAACAAAGAGACTAAAACAATAGCACAACAAATCAACTGGGATTTTAAGGCCAACGGTGGCTTGGAAATCAGAGATAAGAAAAATAATATAATCTATTGGGAAACCTCAAAGGGATATTGGTGGAATTCTCAAGATAGAATAATCTATGGATTGGATGATTCTGTTAAAGAAAAACAACCCAATTCTTACGATAACAAAGTAGTAGAAATTGATGGTGTAAAATATAAACTAACCAAAATATGAACAAAGTAATTAGAGATGGTAAAGTAGCAGTTCTTATTTCATATGGATGGGGAGCTGGATTTTATACTTGGGGTGCTCCTCTTGAAGCAATATTTGACCCAAATTTAGTAGTGTTGATTGAATTAGAAAATTTTGATGGTGCAGAAGAGTATGTTAAAAATACTTATCCAGGTATCAATACCGGAGGAGTTGAAGATTTATATATAGAGTGGGTAGATGAAGGTGAAGAATTTACTATCAATGAGTATGATGGAAGTGAAAGTATTCAATTTAAAAACAAAATACAATGGATTACAGCATAAGACCGGAAGTATTTGAAAGAATTATTATTGAACTTAAAGAACAACAAGAAAGATTAGATAAAGCATATGAAGCAGGTATTGACCATATAAACTTTACAGGCTCATATGAAAGCGTTATCGCTATGTTGATTGGTTCAATTTATGGTATGGAGGGTAGAGATACATTTGATTGGTGGTGTTATGAAAAGAATTTTGGGAAACGAACCGATTTGACAATGACAGATAAAGATGATAATGAACTATGTAGAACCATAGAAGAATTACATCAGTATTTGGAAGAAAATAAAGTAAATGATTACTACCTCTCAAAATATCAAATTATGACAGATGAGGAACGAAAGGATTTATTAGATAAATTAATATCAGATTATGAAAAACCTTAAATACTATTACATCGAATTTATCTATCAGTCAAAATGTCTAATAAACTTTTTCAAAAATATTTGGAGATTTAGAAAACCACTATATCAATTTAGGTGGTGGGATTACTACACTCTATTACAATTTATGCAGATATCCATTGAGCATATGGGGGATAGAACCAAATCCAAAGGTACTGGAGTTGATTCTACTCGCATCCCTAAAATTGCTAAAATGGAAAGAGCAAGTCAGATTCTAAAAAACCAAATGAATGATTATGTTTATATGGATATGGCTGAAGAAAAGTATGGTAAGTTAATTGATAATGATGGTGATTTTATTCCATTGCCTGATAGACCCAATTCTTTTACTTATGAAGATAAATTAACCGATGAAGAGAGGGAACACAATAGCAAGGTATTTTTATATTCTGCTGAATTAGAAGAAAAGGAATGGGGAGAATTTTGTAATATCATAAAAGATAAGAAAACAGGCCTAAAGAGTTGGTGGGATTAAATTTGAAAATATAAAAATTATTTTGTATATTTAAGTATGAAAACAATATTCATTGGAGATATCCATGGCCGTCCAATTTGGAAGGACATTGTAGCAAAAGAAAACGCTGATAGGGTTATCTTTATTGGAGATTACTTTGATAGTTTTGATATACCTGGCATAGACCAAATTCATAATTTCAAAGAAATAATTGAATATAAAAAAACAAGCGGTAAAGAGGTTATCCTATTAGTAGGTAATCACGACTTTCATTATATGAATGTTGGTCAAACTTATAGTGGTTTTCAACCTGCTCTTAAATTTGATATAGAAATGGTGCTGAAAGAAAATATGGAACATCTTCAAATGGCATACTCGTTTGATAAGTTCCTATGCACACACGCAGGTGTATCTTCAGTATTTATGGATAGATGGTTTAGAAATATGTGGAATTGTGATAATTTGGTTGAGAAATTAAATGAAACATTCACATACACCCCATCTATTTTTAAATTTAATGGGTGGGACCCCTATGGTGATGATGTAGTTCAATCACCAATTTGGATTCGTCCACGATCTTTGTTATGGTCAAATAAAAAAAGAGGAAAAGATTCTATCAAAGGTAGATTTATACAAATCGTAGGACACACCGAAGTTAAATCTATTGATATAAAAACAACAGATAAATCAATGGGGGGTAAATACTATATGATTGATGCTCTACCTTCAAAAGAATATTTAATATACGATGGTGAACTTAAAGTAGGAAAATTATGATGAACGCAACAACAAAAGAAATAGAAGCAATAAGGGAATGCTATAGGAAACTATATAAAGCATCCACCCCATCAGCCGATTTTGATGAATTAGTGAATAACGCCCCCATAGATGAAAATGGGCAAAAGGTAATTGATTTTATGGGGTATGAAATTTGTGAATACGAATTTTCTGAAATTGTAGATGAAGTTATTAAAAAACATAAGATTAAAACCCACAGAGTAACACCATTCAAAAACTCAATCTATTTGGGTTGTAGTCCTAAATTTAAAAAAACCGAGTAAATGGCTTTAACTATTTTAATTATTTTTATAATTATATTTTTTTATTTAATTTTACTATACGAATCAAAAAAATGAATATTTTATCTTTGATAATCGCAATCGCAATAATGTTTATAGCACAAGTATTAACATTTTATCAGTTGCAAGGTCCACTTAAAATCGATTGGTTTAAGAATAACTATTGGCTTGTAGTGTTAATGGGAATACCTATCTCAATGCTTTATATGGCTTCGGTAAAACATTTTGTAGATGCTTACAACGGATTAATTTGGCCAAGCCGAATAATTGGATTTGGAATTGGAGTGATTGTATTTACAATTATGGCTCAATTATTGTTTGGAGAACCATTAACATCTAAAACGATTGCTTGCTTAATTTTATCGTTAGGGGTTATTTTGGTTCAATTATTTTGGAAATGAAAATAGACGCTTTACTTATATCCGATGTTCATTTAGGTTCTAAGGGATGTAACGCAGAGAAACTGTTAGAAACCCTAAAACAATACGAACCTAAAGAATTAATTATTGTAGGTGATTTTATTGATGGGTGGTTACTTAAAAAAAGATTTTATTGGCCTCAATCTCACACAAATGTTCTTCGTAAAATACTTTCATATTCAAAAAATGGAACAAAAGTCCATTACATAACAGGCAATCACGATGAATATTTACGAAACTATACTCCTTTAATTTTAGGAAATATTGAAATTAAAGATGAAATGGTTTGGAATGATTATTATATCACCCACGGAGATTTATACGATGGCGTTATTCAATTAAAGTGGTTAGGGCATTTGGGTAGTTGGGGGTATGAACTCGCTATTTGGATTGATAGAACTTTAAAAAAATTAGGATATAAAAAATCATTAAGTGCATACCTCAAATTAAAAGTAAAAGAAGCTGTTAAATTTATAACACGTTTTGAAAAACAATTAGAATATCAGGCCGAAAAACGAAAATGTAAGGGAGTTATTTGTGGACATATTCATACGCCTGAAATTAGAGATGGTTATATTAATTGTGGGGATTGGATTGAGAGTAATTCATATATAATATATAATGAAAATAAATTTAGCCTATATAAAAAAGTCATATTAGCGTAATACATTAGTAATACTGATCTGATATGTATTGATGTTTAACTTTAAAATTTAAAATTTATGAAAAAAATTAGTTTACTGCTTTTGTTGGTTCTTACTTTTACTTCCTGTAAAAAAGATAACCCACAACCCACCCCAAATCCTGATATTAAAACATTTATAACAGGTCCTATTACTCAAAATACTACTTGGTACAAAGATAGTACTTATGTTTTGAGTGGATTCGTATTTGTAAAAAATGGAGCAACATTAACTATCCAACCCGGAACTACTATTTTTGGGGATAAAGCGTCTAAAGGCACTTTAATTATCACTCGTGGTAGTAAAATTATTGCCGAAGGAACCTCAACTCAACCCATTGTATTTACATCAGCACAACCTGATAACCTAAAAACATATGGTGATTGGGGGGGATTAGTCATTTTAGGAAATGCTACTATTAATGTACCTGGTGGAACAGCTTTAATTGAAGGTGGTTTGTTAGGGCAAGATGCAACATATGGTGGAACAAACGATAATGATAATTCGGGTATTTTAAAATATGTTCGTATTGAATATGGAGGTATCGCTTATCAACCAAATAATGAGATTAATGGCTTAACATTTGGTGGTGTAGGTAGAGAAACAATAGTTGAAAATGTTCAAGTAAGTTATGCGGGGGATGATGGATTCGAATGGTTTGGTGGAACAGTTAATTGTAAAAACTTAATTGCATACAAATGTTGGGACGATGATTTTGATACTGATTTTGGTTATAGAGGAATGGTTCAATTTGGTTTAATTATTAGAGATCCTGCTATTGCAGATCAATCACAATCAAACGCGTTTGAAAGTGATAACGATGGAACAGGTTCATCTAATTTACCTCAAACTGCTCCTATCTTCTCAAACATAACAGTAATTGGGCCTAAACAATCAGGAACGCCTGCTGGTTTATATAGACGAGCAATGCACTTACGTAGAAACACTTGCACTTCGATTTATAATTCAATTTTTACAGGTTATCCAACCGGATTGCATATTGATGGAGCAGCAGCACAATCAAATGCTACGAATAATTTACTGCAATTAGAACGAGTAATGTTAGTAAATATGACTAATAACTTTGAACAAACAAATGGGGCAAATGCTTGGGCGGGAATTCTTGATTATTTCAATTCACCTGATAAAGGGAATGCAATTGCAAATACTTTAGAATTGGATTTATTTTATTTACCACTTGCAAATTCACCTATTCTAAATAGTGCTTCATTTACAAATCCCAAATTGACAAATTCGTTCTTCACTCCTGTACCTTACATTGGTGCTTTTGGAGCAACAAATTGGGCATTAGGTTGGACTAAATTTTAAAATATGTAGTGCGTTAAGTATCAACGCTCTAACGATTTTTATAGCGCATTAATTATTAACGCTCTACATAACCCATTAGAGCATTAGTAATTAACGCGCTATAAAAGTCATATAAACGTCATAGCAAACATTTGGCTTAGCATAACTTTTGTCGTATATTTAAGTATGTTAAAAGTTAAAGATATGTTAAACGAAAATGCGCGCAGGTTTATTCACCTGCAAGAACGAGCCAACAGAATGATTGATTTCTATGGCTTCTGTACTGAAGAGGTTGCAAGCGAGTTGGAAGAACTCAGTGACCGCTTAACGTTTGATGAAATTGATGCCATTTGCGAATGGCACTCAACAAAGTCATCTGAAAGTCATATTGAAAGTTTGGCTTAATTAAATTTCGTTCGTATATTTAATCTATAATAAAAATAAAGGTTATGACATTGAAAAAAGGAAATTACATGGTTGCCAAAGAGGTGGTAGATTATGTAGAATGCACCACAGGTAAGAAAGCAAATATCAAGCTGCCAATCCAAGTAAGGTATTACAATACTGAAGATTTGAAAAGTATTATGCCTGCGAAAATGTTTCGCGATATGGAATGCGTAGTAGCAACTTTAATGGTAACGAAATAAAAATAAAAGTTATGACAAAAGAAAACAATCCGTACATTGATGCTAATAGAATCGATCGTACACAGCAAATCGAAGATGCATATGCACCAACGCTTGAAGACATCAAAAATGACCCTGATTTCTATGCTGAATTGGTTAATGATTTAATGTATCATTGGGTATATGGAACACGAGAAACTAGATTAATGTTCTCAGCTAAAGAATCTTTGTTAATTAGTCATGGAAGAGTAGATGAGCCAATGTCATACTACGAAGACGTATACGATTTAAATAAATAAAAGTTATGACAAAAATAAGCCTCAAACAACAACTCGAAGCATTCGACCAAGGTATAATCCTTGACTCAGAAGGTAGTGAAAATGATTGCTACAATTTCTACGATTGGTTTTGTAAGGATGAAGCCTTAAAAGGTAGAGCAACAAAACTATTCAAGCAAGTAAAACGTTGGACTAAACTTCGTAATACCGATACTGAAAAAGTGTACGTGTTTTTCAAAAATAATTGTCCTGTATTTGGTTCTTTATACGACGATTTTAGGATATGTGATTTAGAATCAGGAGATGTTATTTGGAATGTAACCGCTAAAAGTGGACATACAGGTCAGGCTGAAGTATGGGGACGTCTCAATAACTTTCAAGAAGCAATAGCAGTAGGTAAAAACTTAAACGAAATTTATAAACAATCATTCTAATTATGTCAACAAGAGCATTAATCTGTTATTTGGACGAAGATAACATTCTAACGTCAACTTATAATCATTACGATGGTTATGATAGAGGGGTGGGTGCGGCCTTAAGAGCACACTACAATGAAGATAGCAAAGCGAAAGAAATTGCTAATGTAGGATATATTAGTTCCTTAAGTCCGGAAACCGGTCAATGGGATGCTGCTAATACCCAAGCTCCTATAGCTACTAAAATAGATCGTAAAACATTTACTGAACAGCTACATAAATTAGCTAATGGTTGTTGGGCGGAGTATGTTTACATTTGGGATAAGTCTCTTAGCGTATGGGTTACTATTAAGGTATATGAATTTAGTGATATGTATGCTGATTTGGTTAAACATAATTTTCAAGAAAAAGAGGTAGTAACGGCCGTAGCAGAACGGCAATTTAATGATAGCGATCTGCTTGATGAACTGATTGATAACATTAGTTTTCATGAAAAGCTTCTTAATCAAGAGGCGATTGATGTTTATACTTTTTATGAAGAAATACTTGCAATAAGAGATTACATAAAAGCTGTTCGTTCTGATTCTCCTCAATATGTATGATAAACTAATATATGAAGTTAACTCAAATACTTAAGGAAATACTTACAGAAGATCTTGGAGATAAAATGATGTTATCCGATGCCACCGCAGATATGTTCATAATCCCAGGTAAAGAAAATGAGCCACTTTATGTTCCCTCTATTAACTATAATGTGAGTGGTGAAGCTATGATTCCTAAGAGTAATGAACAGGAAATTATACGTTTTGATATTAATCCAAGCAAAAGAGATTTTTATTTTAATAGATTTAAAAAAGCTTGGTTAGACGCATTTGGAGATATGGAATTTGAACTTTTTACAAAATATGGAAGGAGAAATTTTATGCCTGTTAACTTTGATTTAGAACCTGTTGATTTATCAAGTGAATATAGTGGCCCCCCAGGTAGCTATACAGGAGACTAAGTTATATCTAAGTCATATAAAAAACTTGGTTATACGACATTTTGTTCGTATATTTAAATAAATAAAAGTTATGTTTTCACGTCTACAAATAATTGAAAGTTTAAAATCAATCCCCAATAAGGGTGGAGTTTATTTTTGGTATGTAGATGCAAATGGTGCCTCTAAGTTAGGGATTTCTACTGATGGGTGCTCTATTAAGAATAACTATTTTTTGATTTACATAGGTTTATCTCGAGATCTTAGAATGCGTTTAAAATGGCACACAACTGATAAACACAGTTTATCAAGCATTAAAGCAGGTGCATTATCGATACTAAGACAAAAACTATCAACACTATTATTTGGTAACTGGCATTCTAAAGATGGAGTAGATGAGTTTATGGATAAACATATGAAAGTAGAATATCAACTGAATCCTGAGTATAAGCAAGTTGAGATAAAACTAATTAATTCTCATGTATTACCATTAAATGTGAGAGGCAACAAACACCCCTTTATTAAAGAACTCAGTAAGAGGAATAGCCAAGCTAAAAGAAACTCACTTGAATATTTGGCTCCCTAAGAGATTGTTCGTATATTTAAATAAAAAACAAAAGTTATGTCAAATCTATTTGAACGATTAAAGCCGGAAGCTAAAGCAATAATCGAATCACAAGCTGATAAGTATCCTTATTCAGTTACAGCAATTTTGGAACAAATGAAATCCAATCATTTTATTGAAGAATTACAATATAGTAGTGTTATGTGGTTAGCTCGTGATAGCAAACTAAGGGAAATAGCAGGAATGCACCCATACGATTATATAGACAATATGTTAAGTATTAATTTATCTGAAGGATTATTTAATAACTAATAACATATGTCACTTGAAAATTTAGAAAAAGCAATTAAGTATCATAAATGGGATCATCCATCCTATGATAAATCAAGAATTATAAGTATTTATAATAAATTAAGTGATGAAGATAAAAAGCAAGCTAGCATTCAATTTAAGGATGTTTTATTAACAATACTTGCATTATCTAAAGTTTCATAATATGTATAATCACAAATAATTTTAACAATGAAACTACAACAATTAAAACAAATTATTAGAGAAGAAATTGGAAAGATGCTAAATGAGGTTCAATCTCCTATTTACAAATCTGAACATGTAGATAACAATTTAGTAGCTGCTATTTACTTTTCATGGAATAAGAATGATAATAACAATCAATCTCTATGGGAAGAGGTGATTAAAACCATAAAAGAAAATGATTGTGTTTTAATCAATTACGTAGTAACAGATAGTGTTTGTGAATTTGAATTTAAACCTGACCCCAAAAAAATCGCAGGTATATCTCAAGATTTGTTAGAAGAAATTAAATTTGAGGTTAAAGACTCTCTTAAACCAATTGTATCTAGCAAAGCAACTGGGTATGATGTGTATATCGTAGGTAATTAAACAAAATCAATTCCACCCAACAATTAAAGCACCTTTATCAAATTGATTCATATTTATAATAAAAGGATAAAACTATGAAACTATCCCAATTAAGACAAATTATCAGAGAAGAAATTCAACAAGTAACTGAGAAAGTAAATTCTGATATTGTTTTATATAAGGTTCATTTTAAGCCTGAATATAGTAGAGAAGATGATCCTAAAAACACACCCATAGATCCTGTATTTGTGCAAATGAGAACAGGTGAAAGAACCAAACTTAGTAATTATGCTGCAATTGATAAAATTGGTGGATATGGTAATAAAACGCCTGATATGTTATTAGCAAAGGATAGATTAAATACTAAAGAAATGTCTTTTACTGATTTATTCAAATTAATTAAAACGTTGCATAAAGTAAAAATATATAAATAATTTTAACAACACCAAACATAATTTCAACAAGAGTACTGCAAGTTTTGTAACATTTATAGCACATTAATAATTAACGCTCTAATGATTCACGTAACGCGTTAATTATCAACGCACTACATAAACCATTAGAACATTAATAGTCAACGCTCTAAAACGTCATGACTTAGTCATGCGAAAGCGTTGGCTATCACTATGTCTGTTCGTACATTCACGATATTGAAATTAAATAAAGGTTATGATAAAATTGAAAACAATTGCCAAAGCAAATTACCTTAAGGGTAAAAAGCTTCATTTACCCAAATTACCCGGTAAAAATAAGTAATCTAAACGTCATATCCAATATTTGGCTATTCAAACAATCATTCGTATATTTAAATAAATAAAAAATAAAAGTTATGCAAGCAAAGAAAAGAGGAAGACCAAGCAAAAACGCAACCTATGTTCCATCTCTAATCGACTTTTCAAGTATTGTCAAGTTAGACAATTTGAATATCGATCCAAGGATGATGCATACAATGAAAACGGGATTACCAATTGATGCTTTGATTTCGCACGAAGGTGGAGTACCAAGTGCCACAAACATTATGTGCATTGGAGATCCTGGAATTGGCAAAACCACAGTTTTGCTTGATTTGCTTGCAAGCGCACAAAATAAAGGCGCAAAATGCTTATTTATCTCAGGTGAAATGGGTAAAAAGCAAATGTTCAAATACACTGAACGATTTAAGCAATTTGGTATTGTTAAGACTCTCTTTACTCAAGATTACATTGAACATAATACTAAAGATGTAATTGAACAAGTGTTAAGTATTGGTTGGGATTTAGTTCTAATTGATAGCGCAGCTGAAATTATTGAAGGCGTTAGAGAAGATAATAATTGGGATAGAAAAATGGCTGAATCTTGGTTAGTAGACGTTTGCGTCAAAAATAACAAAGGTGAAAACAAAGAAAACAAATACACCTCATTTTTACTAATTCAACAAGTCACTAAAACAGGTTTATTCGCAGGTTCAAATAAGCTAAAGCATATGATGGACGCAATGATGGAAATGCGAAAAGAAACAGATAGAGATGGTGGTGCTTCGTATATAATTTTTACCAAAAACCGAAATGGCGTAGTTGACAATAAATCGTATTTTGAACTCTCGAATAGCAGAATTACCTATTCGAGGGTTTAATCTAAACGTCATACAAATAATTTGGTTATTCAAACATTCATTCGTATATTTAAATAAATAAAAGTTATGAAAACATTTTTCAATGAACTCAAAGAACAATGGCGAGCCGATCCAAAAGAATTTATTGAATCGGTAATATTTTTAGCCGTATCATCCACCCTTGGATTTATTTTTCTTAAAATATTTGGTGAATAAAAATGGAACTAAGACAAGCAAACAAATTAGCAATCGAGCTTATGGAACAGCACGGATTGTTAGATAAAGGTTGGCATTTTGCTTTTGATAGAGCAAACAGGCGATTCGGTTCATGTCAATACTATAGAAAACGAATCACACTATCTAAACCCTTAACTGAATTAAACTCAGAACAGGAAATACGAAACACTATTCTACACGAAATTGCCCACGCATTAACTCCAGGCCAAAAACACAATCACATTTGGCGAGCAAAAGCACAATCAATTGGATGCACAGGTGATAGGTGTTATAGTTCTGAAAAAGTAGCTCGTCCTATATCAAAATACATAGCAGTATGTTCAAGTTGTAAGAAACAATATTCGCGTTCAAGAATGGGCCGTAGGTTAACATCTTGTGGTAAATGTAGTAACAGATTTGATCCAAAATATGTTTTAACATTCAAACCAAATCCAACCTTTCAAATAAATAAACTTGTAAAAGTATGATAGTATCCATATTCAAATATCTATTAATAGGAACAGCTCTAATGTTTTTAATAGACATAGCTAATGATTTTTTAACATCAACTAAACAAGAAATTAAAAACAAAGAACGAATTCCTTTCATAATTCTTTGGCCTATAATGATAGTTGTTATTATATTCACAGCGATAAAAGAAGCAACTAAAAACAAATGATTCATATTAAACCTCCTTACACAATAGAAATAAAGGAATCACCTGGAAAAGGTTTAGGTGTATTTGCTACCGCTTTAATATGTGAAGGTGAAATTATAGAAACTTGCCATTTAATTACATTACCTATTGACCACACTACAGGCCACATTCTTACTGGTTATAGATTTAATTGGCCTCAAGGATTAAATCCTCAAGAACAAGTAATAGCTTTAGGATATGGAAGTTTATACAATCACTCAAATAATCCTAACGCACGTTGGGAAGATCACCCTGAACATAAAGCATTCAATTTTATTGCCACCCAAAACATCTACATTGGAGAAGAAATATGTGTTTACTATGGAGGAAACGAGTATTGGGAAGATGGCAGATTAGATGAATATAATAAAATAATCTAAACAAATAAAACATGTTAAAAAAACAAGTCAAAGAACTAATCACCAGCTACATTAACTTTGTAGATATTTACGAAGCAAATATAAGTGAAGCGAAATTAGAACGCATTAAAAAGGTGATGTACGATTTCTCTAATTTTGTAGACGAATTTGTAAATGAATTTCCCAACGATGATGAAGACAAACATTCATACGATTTTTGTTCCGTAAATTCATACTACATTATGAACGACGAAACAGGTAGATTTGATGAATACGATTCGGACATGTTTGCAGACGAAGATGATGATTATGATGGAGACGAATTTGATAAGCAATACGAAATAGAAAAATCTAAAAGCAAACGTAACATTAACTAATCCTACACTACGTATATACAATTATGATTAAGATAGATTTTATGCTATTCACTTTTATACTACAAATGGCATTAGCTATATTCATAATAATAGCATTCAAATTAAATAACAAAAATAAAAATCATGAAAGAAAATAAACAATTACCAACTCCTCAAATAGATGCAAAGTATCCTATTGAAGAAACAACTACCGATGAATCCTATGGATTAATTTGGCCAAGTAAAACATCAGATACAGCTATAGTGTTTTGGTGTTTAGCAGCATTAGGAGTGTTTGTAGTAATGGGTTCTTTTTTTGCATTCGCAAATAGTCTAGATTATATCCTAATCGCATCTCTTGTAGGATCATCTTTAACTTTACTTTGGATGGGCCATGTAGTTAATTACTTAAAACAAATAGCCAATAAAAAAGTATGAACAATTCAGAATTTTTAGCACAAATTATTCAAGAAAAATTACAAAACGGCATTAATGGAAATAAGTTTCTAAAAATAAAAATTTTACCAATAATGAAACATCCGTTCAAAGAACAATATAACATCCCAATAATAATGGATGATGATAAAATTGTTGTGAGCATATATAATAGTAAACTAGAACAAAATGAACAAGATTTAATCAATCTTTCACATATACACGAATCAGAATCTTATGATGATAAAATTTTTTAAATAAAACATAAATGAAAACAAACACTAAATCATTGTGGGAATATCTAGGATATCCCGCAGGCAGTGAACTTGGAAACATTGTTTACCAAGCAGCCAAAGCAGACAAAATTAAGATTTCCGAATATAACAACATCAACAATCCTGTATACAAAGGGAAAGTATGGAAATATCCTATAGAATGGCTTGATGAAAACGCTTCGTGGATTAAAAAATATCATGGCAAATAATATAAACACAGCTATAGAGCGAGGAATGTTCTATGGATTATGCATATTTGCTTTAGCAATGATTCTAAAATTAATTTTAATAATAACTCTATAAACAAAAAAAATCATGAACAAATTTATTACAACCAAAAACCTACTTTTACTATCGTCCATTTTTTGTATCTTTTGGGCAGAATGGATTTACATTGTAAAGGATGAACCACTCAAAGCAATTTTCATTGGGTTGTGGTCCCCAACTATTTTAGGACTTTTAAACTATTTCAATCCTAAAAACTAATAAAAATGGATATAATTGTTGTTTCAACTATTATAAGTGTTTTATTCATCTGTTACATTGTTAGAAATCCCGAAGTTATCGGGAAAATATTTGATCAAACTTATGAACAGGAAAAATAAATTCGAAGATATACTTTTATTGATGGGAATAGTTGGAATCGTTGGTATAGCCATTATGGTTCTAATGACACTTTAATATAAACAATTTAAATAAACAATATCAAAAACTATGAAAAACAAACCAATTCACATTAGCGATGCTAAAACATCAAACCGCAATAATAAATTAGAGAGAATAAATAATAATAGCAATCCCAGTAACACTATAACGACGATAGCAAAGTCAATTATCTCCACAATCAAATCTAATTGGCTATCAATGTTAGTATTCACCCTGGGATCAATGACTATACTTAATTATGTTCCGGACGCTAACAATTCCAAAGCATTGACAATAATGGTTTGGACAAGTGTTTATTGCGTATGGGTAATGATATATGATAAAAATAAAGCAAACTAAAAATAACACAATTATGAAAAAGTACAAAGTAAATTTTAATGACAAAGGAGCACAACGTGTAGATGAAGTATATGCTAATTCACCCAACGAAGCAGGCCAACGTATTAAAGATAAATATGGCAAACATGTTTCAAGTTGGAATGCTACTGAAATTAAAGGATAATAAATTAATTTAAAAAATGCCCCGCACACTTGATTTACACGGAACAAAACACATCAATGTATTAGATAAACTAGAGGATTTTTATCTGTGGAAAGGTAAAAGCATATCAAGCGAATCAATTATTGTGACAGGAGATAGTGTTGTGATGAGAGAAATAGCAATGGATTTTCTAGATAAATATGATTTCAAGTATGTGGTGGAATCAAATAATCGTGGTAGAATAAGAGTGATAGGTGAGGACTACAAAGTGTAGTAGTAAGGACTACGAAATGTAGTCAATGTGTGAAAAGAAATAAGGTGAAGGGGATATGGGGGGCTACAAGGTGTAGTAGTAGGTGAAAGGACTAAGGTGAGTAGAGGGGAGGAGAGGTTTGGAATCTAACCCCTTTTCCCCGCTCCCCCAACCCTTCTTATCGACAAAGTATATATTTAATTTAAATTTAATTTAGCAATAAATTTGGAAAATCAACATTTTATTCGTATATTCAAACGCTATGAACATCAATAATATATCAAGGAAAACAGCCTGCTTGGCAATAAAATATTGTGAAAAAATATTTAAAAAAAATAATTCACCAACCCTCAAACTAGCCCGTACACGCCTCAAAGAAGATCCGCCGTGTAAGGGCTACTACGATGAGGACAAAGATCTAATACTTATAGTAAAGCCAAACCATAAATCATTTTTAGATTTTATAGACACTATAATTCACGAATACACTCATTCAACTCAGTGCATGGAACAATATACAAAAATGTTTACCAAGTACGGGTACGATAGACATCCATACGAACGTGAAGCAAATAAAATAGCTAAACGTCATGCTAAAAAATGCAAGAAATACGTTATAAAGCATATGAATATGTAGAGCGTTAATAATCAACGCCCTAACGGGTTATGTAGAGCGTTAATAATCAACGGACTACAAAGTGTAGTAGAGCGTTAGTAATTAACGCCCTAACGTAATATGCAAGAGTCATAGCTAAGTCATCAATAAGATTTGGCAGGGCACGTGTTTGTTCGTACATTCACGACATTGAAATTAAATAAAAGTTATGACAATTAGAACAGCAATCCAAAGCCACCTGAGTGATG